CGAAATCACGCGAGCGATGGGCTATGAGTACCTTGACGCCTGCGTTCAAGCCGGACGGCCGGAAAAGGGCAACAAGGAAATTGCACTGGCGCGGCTGATTTTGGAATTTGGATTGCGCAAGCGGGCGCTGGAGTCAAACCCGTTCGACAAGCTGACAAAGAACCGCACCGTGAAGGAGCGGCGGCTTGTGTCCGATGTGGAGTTGGAGCTTGCTGTGGAGGTAGGCCGCAAGCTGGGCGGCTCGCGTCACATTGTGGCGATGGGCCTGAAAACTGCTTGGTTGTGCGTGCGCCGGTCCGTGGAGGTGCGCAGACTCAAGCGGGACGGAATTCGTGAGGACGGGATGCTTTGGGAGGATGGCAAGAGCAAGACCAAGGCGGCGGTGCTGATCGAGTGGAGCCCCGAGCTGCGGGAGACGATCACCGAAGCCCTGGCAATCAAGCGCAACAATGTCGCCGGGACCATGTACGTGTTCGGCAACATGCAAGGCCAGCCGTACACAAAGGGCGGCTGGAAGGCGATGCTGGATGACCTGATGCGAGAGTGCGTGAAGGTGGCGGCAGAGCGCAAGATTGAATTCAAGCGGTTCAGCCTGCAAGACTGCCGCCCGAAAGGCGTATCTGACAAGCTGGAGCGCGGCGACCTAGACACCAAGCAGGCCACCGGCCACAGCAGCGACAAGATGATTGATACGGTCTATGACCGCCGAGCTTTTAAACGTGCGACGCCTGCGGGCTGAGATATGGAAACTGAAACACCTAAACAATACGCCACCAGCGAGGCTCAGCGCGCTTACAGCAATGGATATGCGGCAGGGGTGCGGCGTGCGGCGCATTCACTCAAGATCCTGCGGGCGAAACTCGCGAAGTTGCGCAAGAGCCAGCTAGTGGCGCCAACTCCCGCCGTCCCGAGCCAGAGCCAAAAAATGAAAATGGATGGCTGGATTAGTTTTCGTACTCGCCTACCGAACCGCGCTGACGCAACGGACGGCGGACAGATTGAACTGATGAGCGCAGGCGGCGGAACGCGGTCCGGAATGTGGGACTGGGTGAACACCGCAGATCTGTGGGAGGTCAACGGATTCGTTATGTGGCACCCCCTCAACTGGAATCCATATTCCAAAGTCTGTGGATCAGATTCCAAAAACCAAAACGGGCTCCAGTGATGAGGCTGAAGCCCGTTGATTCCATTATGAATTCTGGCGGAGTGGACGGGACTCGAACCCGCGACCCCCGGCGTGACAGGCCGGAGCCAATACCCAATGTTTATGCGGAAAGTAGCTATTCCGCATATTCCAAAGTTCGCCGAAACACGCTGCAGTTTCCCTGTAGGTGGGTCGGCGCTATTCCAAAGTTTTTAAGGAGTGAGTGATGAGCGCAGAAGAGGATAAGCAGCGCTTGCTGACGGAAATGGATTCGCTAATGCGCAGCCTTCGCCAGTGCGACACGCAGGCGACGGCCGTTGCATGGATGACTCGTGCATATAACGCCATGGACGGCGCGTCCCGCCTTGTCCGCGACTTGGAGCGCATGGCGCGCGAAGATGCCTCCGAGCGGCGTGGGCTGATTTTTCAGATTCCCATGCCGAAATTGGAGATTGTCCAGTCAATCCCGGCGAGCATAGCGCATCGCCATGTCGAGAAGAAAAGCCCGAACTATCAGCGCCAGAACGGGCAGACGGTTGTTTACCCCGATTTTTTCCTACACCCCGGACTCAAGAAAGAGCCGCGCCCATGGACGCGAGAGGACACGCGGAAACTTGAGGCGGCTGCGAAACACAGTCCGCGCCGCATCGTGCACAAAAGCCAATGAAAGAACTATCCCTGCGCCCCTATCATGGGCGCCTTTTCATCACGCGTTCCCGCAAGGAGTACGAGCGCCAACACCAACTGTTGTTCAAGACGCCGGACGTTCTCTCCTGCGCGCAGGCTGGCCGCTTCAATGGCGGCGAGGGCCGGGACGGTATGTGGACCTACCTGATATTTGCCGACAAGCCGCACACCCTAGCCCACGAAATCAGCCATTGCGTGCTGCACGTCTTTGAGCGCTGCGGCATTGACCCGCGGGAGGCTAAAGGCGAGCCGTTTTGCTACATGCTCAGCCAATTGCTGCTTGAGGCCAAATAACCCTCGCGCCCGCGAATACACCCATAAGGAGTAAGTGATGAGCAAAGTGATCGAATTTGACGGTGGCTACGGACGCACCGGCACGGTAGAAGTTGAAGTGGCGATTTGCTGCGCCTGCAAGAAAAGCAAGCTCTGCCTTGTTATTGACCAGTCCGAGAAGGAGTATGAGCCGGGCTCGATTTGCAACGACTGCGCCGCGGCAATGTTTGCAGAACAGACCAGGTTATTTTCCATCGTGGGCAACCCCACAATACCTGATGGCATGGCGGTTTTCGTGGACAAGGACGGCAAGGAGGTCGGGCGCATCATTGGGCTCAATTGACCCTCACGCGCGAATACACCCATAACACCTCACACGCAATCGGTGGATTAGTTACACCCTGAATCCAGCCTCGGTGCTATGTTGGAGGGCTAACTACCGGAGTGAGCAATGGGGAACTTAAGCACCTTGCCGTGGTGGCAATTGATGGGGCTGGGCGTCTTGGTTGGCGCCGGTTTGGTGATGTTCATACGCTGGGTCCAGCGCAAGAAGTAGTCAGTCGATCAGCACTGCGGCGATACAAAAGCCGGCGATGATGCCGATCAGCAAGCCGAGCGTAAAGGCCGTCATTTGATGGCTGGCGTCAGGGCCAGCATCCGGGTCTTTTCCTCGCTCTGGCGCGTTGTACCCAACCAGAAGGCCACCGCGCTACCAGCAAAACCGCTTAGCTGCCCGATCATGTAAATGATGAGGTCGCGGTTCTCGGTCGGGATGGGGATGAACAGCAGGGCTACCAGCGTGCAGGCAAACGAAGTCAGGATGCCGGCAGTGATGACCGCAGGCATGAAGGACTTGTTCTCCATCTGCATTTTTCGGGCGCTATCCCTGTCGCCTGCCGCGATGGCCTCAAGGTCTTTGATGTTCTGAAAGCCAAGTGCCTGCATCTGCAAGGAGAAGTTCTGGTCGGCCTCCTTGAGTGCGAGCAGGGTTTCCGGGCTGGCTCCCATGATGGCGCCCTTGACGGCTTCCACGGTCTTGTCATTCAAGCCCAGTGCGTTTGCAGCGGCTTCCACAGCCATGCCGCCCAGCGGCCCGCCGATGGCAGTCCCGATCCAGGGCGCCACGGTTGCGATGATTTTGGTCCAGTCCATTATTGCCAAGCTCCTGTTTCCATCTGGTCAGAGATCCGCTTTGCGCGGGCCGGGGTTTGCTTTGCCCATGTCGAATCAAGCATTCCAGCCGCTGCGCCGGCATAGTCGCCTGCCTTGACCATTGCCAACGTGTTTTTGAAGCCCAGCAGCCCGTCCACACCCATCTGGAAGGCCATGTTGAGCAGCGCGCCGAAGCGGGCCGCGTCAAGGTTCGCCATCCACGGAGCGCGGCGCAACAGTTCGGCTTCACGCTTGTCAATGTCGTTGGACAGCAGGTAGGCCGATTCCTCTGCCGTGATCCCGCCGCCCTTGCGCTTGTCGATCAGCCGGCCGACGCCGATGGTTAGATACCCGAGGTGATCAGGATAGGCGGTTAAAACCTCGCCCTCATCCCGCCGCAATTGCTTGGTCAGTTCAGCTTTCATCGCTTCGACTCCAATGCTTTAATGCTCGCGTCGTGGCCGTCCACCCGGAACTTGAGCAGGTTCACTTCCCTGTCCAGCAGGTTCACCGAGTTGTTGCCGCTCTTGACCAGGATCTGCAATTCTTCGACCGCCTTTTGAGTGGCGAGGCCGTTGAAGTACATCCCCACAAGGACCAGCAGGCCCACGCCGAGAACGGAAAGAACGCCCCAGAGGGGAACGCTGTAGTCAATGGTCACCCGCGTGCTGGTGATTGGTTGAGGTTCGCTCATTCGGGCGGGGCTTTCTAAGTTGTCGAGACGTAAAAAAGCCCGCTCAGTGGCGGGCTGTGTGGGTTGTATGATTTGTCAATGAACAAAGAACTTGAAACGGGACAGCTTTTCGGCAACCTTTTCGCGGCCTACGACGACGAAAACTTTAAGTTTTCCGTTGACCTTTTCGAGCGGCGGTTTCGTGATGGCGGCTTCGATCTTGAGTGGTTCAAGGGGAAAACCTGTTTGGATGCTGGCTGCGGTGGCGGTCGGTACAGCATCGCTATGGCCAAGCTCGGCGCGGCTGCTGTCACCGGTATCGACCTGAGCGAAGTCGGAATCGCTGATGCCAAGCGCCGCGCCGCCGACCTGGGCGCGGGGCATGTCAAGTTCGATGTCGGCTCCGTGACCGCCCTGCCCTACGCCGACAGTTCCTTCGATTGCGTGATCTCCAGCGGCGTGCTGATGCACACTACAAACCCGGTCGGCGTGATGAGTGAACTCGCCCGCGTCCTGAAACCTGGCGGGATGCTGTACATGCTGGTTTACGCCACGGAGGGCCTGCGATGGCCGCTGGTTCAAATGCTGCGCCCCATCGCTCAGCACATCGGGTTTGAAGCCATGGACGCTGCCGTTGCGAAGGCGGGAATGCCCGTTAACCGGCGCCGCACCTACCTTGATGACCTGTTCGTTCCCTGCATCGACTTCTACACTTGGCAATGCCTCGAAGGCATGCTTGCAGCGAATGGCTTGCACAACGCGCAGCGCTGGACGAAAGGCCGACTGGATCAGGAGGAAACGCTCGATACCTACGCGAAGGATCTGAGCGGCTTCCTTGAGGTATTTCAGGCAATCCCCGGCGATGCTGCGCGCCGTGCGGTGGCCATCTGTCAGAGCGTTCTGGACCACGCCAGCGCAATTGCCGAAGACGTGCGCGCCGGTAAGCTTACCGAACCAGAAGGCCGGGAAATTGCGATTGGACAAGGGCATCATCGTTTCACAGCCTGGAAGCGCTAGGCGTGAATCCCGGCAGGGTCGAGGGCGTCCAATTCCTGCCGGAACCGCAAACACAGTGCAGCGCGCTCAGTGCCCCCTTGTATGTGGCGGCGCAGTCGGCGCGTTACGGTTAGCTCACGCGGGAATTCCCGCAAGATCACGGTCATGTGAACCACGTTGCACAGCAGGTCCAGCAGGTAGCCGCGCGCCAAGATGTATGAGCCGATGATTGTCTGCAGCCTTGTCAGCCCAACCGTGTTGCGTACCCGCTTGAAGTTCATCACGGCTGCGTAGTCGGAGAAAAGTTGCCCCGGCGCGAAGATCAGCAGTAGGGCAAGTAGGACTATTTCGATGTAAAGGAAAATCACAACAACACCTCCTTTGCGCGGATTGCGGCTTCGAGAAGCTCGCACTCGCGGAAAAACTTGTTCTTGCTGCGGTTGTACGCAGTGACAGCCGCCAAAGATTGGCCTGTTGCGGTAGCTTGCGCCTGGCATAGCGCATTGGACGCAAGCAGGCAGTTCCAAACGTCCTCGCGGGTAACACCTTTGCTCGCCAGCATCCATCCAATTTCCTGTTGAATTGTTGGAGGCGGTGTACTAGCAATTACATCCAATTCTTCCTGCGTGTATTCACGCGTGGTTTCTTGGCCCGTGGAGAGATCAATGACGCGGACATTGGTCATGATTTCACTCGTAAATAATGTTGACCGAGCCAGCGTCAAAGGTTTGCCCGCCCGTGATCAGCAGCCGGATCATGTCAAGCGCGCCGGCCAAAGTTACCGACCCAGCGGCGACGATCACCCCGGCGTTGCCGTCCAGCACGGCGACGACGCTTGACATCGAATACGAGTTTCCGGTGAGTTTGACAATTTGAATGTTGCCGTGCAGCGTATTCCCAGCGCCGCCGCCTACAACCCCCACCAACAAACTGGCTGTAGATGGATTGGCAGTCCCGCCCACCAGTTGATTCTGTGTTTTGTACCCCGTCGTGGTGGGGACCCCGCCAGTGCCAAGTTGTATAGCGGGGCTATCGACGCCTGTAACACTCACGCCCACTAAGGAAACATTGATGCGCCTCACCCATGATGGGATGGATGTAAAGTCAATAGCTGACCCCGATGTAGCGACTACCGCCGTGCCGGCGGTCAAAACGGATACCGGCAGCGAGGTATTAGTTGCCGAGATAAGGCCATAGCTGACTTGCGACAGGCCCGAATCCAAGACCCCGGAATCGTTGAAGACTGTTACGGTGGTCACCCCCGCAGCAAAAGCGGAAGTTCTGATCGTGCTGTAGATGGTGCCGCCAGTGTTAATGGTTTTCAAACGGCGGCGAACCTGGAAGGTATTGGTCTGATCCCCGACCACAGAAAAGCTGGTGGCGCTGATGTAGGTCGGTGCTGCGCCGTACAAAACCCACTGATCGGCAGCCGTGGCTGTATCGCCAATGCCAGAAACATCATCGAACGTGGACTGGACGACACCAAGTGCGTTCTTGACGATGAACTTCAGCGGGACGCCGCCCAGAAGCCACACCGGGCCGTTGGTGGGGTAGCCCAAGCTGTTCAGGGTCATCACCACACCCTGAGCCGTGCCGCCCGTGTCGTCGGTGTACGTCGTTTCGGGCGTGGTTGTGCCGGCCAGATAGGTTTCAATCGTGCCTCCGACGAGCGGATCGCCGTTGGCGTCGATGATCTGGGTATTGCCTAGCGGAGAGAAAAAATACGCCATAGGGCTCCTGAAATGAAAAAAGCCGCCAGGATTGCGCCGGGCGGCTAAAATTGCGGTATGAACAGACCTGACTACTCAGACCTTGAGGCTTCGGAATCAGCGGGGCACGTTTTTGGCTTCCTTGGCCCGTTAGTCCTGATTGCTATTGCTGTCGTGCTTATAGTCTTGGGCGCTATCGCCGTTTTTTAGCGGTTTCTCAACTGAGACAGGGCGTTAACTTCCGCCGCCGTGATGGTCGGGGACAGCTCGTTTTTCTGCCCCAGCCATTTAACAAACTCGGGGTTGTTCATACGGCGTGCCAGCAAATTCGCACCACCCATAGTTCCCGCCGCCCCAGCAGCCAGCGGCAAATTCCAGGACAAAACAGCCCCCGCAATCGCACCCCCCGCCAACTGGGCACTGAGCGCGGGCTGTGTGCCTGATGGGTTGGCAAACACCCGCGACCCATCGCGGACATTGGAAGCAACACCAGCCAATTGAAGTAACTTGTTCTCGGTGTCGGGGACGCCCAAGCGCCCGAATAGGGTGTTACGCGAATCCGGGGAAAGCTTGTTCAGATTGGTGAGAAATGTTTCTGTGGAGAATGCGTCGCCAACATCGTTTTGATTACCTGCGGTCGCCTTGCCCATGCGGCGAAGAACTGCCGAAGCCAGCTCCTTGCGGTTTTCTTTTGGGATCGCGTCAACAACGCGCTTAAGCACCGTGTTTCCTTCGGAAGTCCCGGACATGGCGGCGCTGAATACCTTCTCTGGCGCGTCCTTGCCCACAATGCCCGACAACTGCTCCAGGCGATCAAGCTGTGAACTGGTGTACTTGTTGGCCCATTGCCAGGATTGCTCTGCCTTGGGGCCCGCAGTCTTTGCGGCAGCGCCCAAGTCCTCCGACAGCGCCCCATACAAAGCCGTCCATTTGGAGCGCGGCACGTCTGATAGCAGCGAGTTGTCCGCAATCTCATTGCCCACCAATGTGCGCAGCTTTTTGATTGCCTCGTATGGTAGAGCGCCGCCTTTGGCTGCCTGAGCCAAGTCAGCCTCCAGCGCCGCGTCGATGCCTTTGATTTTGGAGTTTTTGAACCACTGGGACAGGTTTGGCGCCCCGGGAATATCAGCGTTTAGCTCAGCCAGCTTCGCCTGAGTTTTCCCGACATTGATAGGCGAATCTGCTGGGATGTACTGGTCAAGCGTGTTGTATAGACGCGCCTGCACGACCTTGAAGCCGTCTTTGAACCCCTGCACGCCCTTGGTGATGGCCTCGCCTGCGTTCACCGCATTCCCGGTAGGGGACAGCTCATCGGCTAGTTTCGTGACACTTGCAGCCACGGCATCGGCCTTTTTCTGAGCCGCCTTTTGCATGACGCCAGCGCTTCCCGGCGTCTTGGCAAGCACGCTTTCAATGGCTCTGGGGATTCGCCCCTCCGTAGCCTGCCCCACGGACGGCGCGACATCAGCAGCGTCCTTAAAGAGTTCGATATTTTTGTTGACAGTCTGACGCCCTTGCTCGCCACCTCGCAGCAATCCACGGACGGCGCCAGACCCAGCGGCCAGCGCCACCTGCGGCGCAACAGACCCCAGCAGCCCCGCCGCCGCCTGAGCGCCACCACTGCCGCCCATTTCCCGCGTCACGCCTTGAGCGCCGCCGCCAGTAGCCCCGGAGACGGTTTGCATGGCGGGGCCGGTTGACAAAACCTGTCCGATCTTTTGAACAACTGGAGCGGCACTATTTGCCATCGCTCGCCCGACGGCCACTGTGCCTGCGCCGCCCGCCATACCGCCAGCGATATCCTGAACAACACGCTCCGTAGCGTTTTCTGGTTGAGCTACACCAGCACTATTCAGCACGTTGTCAATTGCTTTGCTGGTTGGCGGGAATCGGTAATCGCTACCAGCCGCAGCCAAGCCCATATTCATTGCGCCCCCGATGGCATCGGCGCCCAACCCAACGAGACCGGCCGATCCTTTTGCACCTGCACGCAAAGTAAGTCCTACTTGTCGCGCCAACTCGGTGCCCATGCCGCGCTCTTCCGGCTGTGCTGGCGCTCCGATCTGCGACTGCAAAATCTGAAACGCCTGCTCCTGAGTTGCGCCCGCAGGCCCCTCCACCGTGTACTTCTTGCCCTCTGGCGAGGTGAAATCAAACGTGGGCATTAGCGGGCCTGCACTTTCCACCCCTGAGGGATCGCTGCCGGAGTTGCGTTTGGCGCTGGCGCGGTTGGGTTGGCTGTCATGTCCCCCATGTCGGCAAACACGCTGGCAGGGTCCATGCCGCGCTTTTTGGCGATGCCTTCATAGCTGGTCTTGGCTTTTTTGGCCTCAGTCTCATAGGTGCCAATGCGTCCTTGCGCCTCTGCAAGAATCTGCTTCTTGGTTTCCGGGCTCAGGCGACCACCACCGGCCAGGTATTGAGCGTATCCCTTGACCTTTTCCGGGATGTTCGGGCTGTTCGCAACGGTCGCGTATTCGCCTTCGCGCACGACGCTGGTTGGGTCGTACAGTTTTGCAAGGCCGTACACGATGTTGATATCGGACTGCGTAGTGTTGCGCCCGGTCGCGTCCTTGATGGCAGCGTAGGCCGGGTAAGCCTGCTTGTAGTTCTTGACTTCAGGCAGGCTCTCGAACTCTTTGCGCAACCCCTGCTCGTTGTTGAAGCCGGTTTGGATGCGTGCGGCATCGCGGTTGGACTGGGCAACATCGCGGGTTGCTGCGGCATTGGCATAGGACGCGCCGACACTGCGCTTGTTGTTTTCGATAGACGCGTTTGTGGTCTGGTCGTTGTTACGGCGGCTGGTCTGGTCGGAAAGCAGCTTGTCCGTCTCGATTGACTTGGTGTAGATTCCCTGAAGCGCGGCGCGTAGGCCCTGAGGGTCTTGCGGCAGCTTGGACACATCGAGCGCGGCGTGGTACTCCTGCGGAAGTTGGGACTTGAGCTGTTCGACGGCGCCGGCTACTTCCTGGATGTTCAGGGTCGGGCTTTGCGACAGGGCGTAGGCGGTCGAGCCCATCAGGCCCACGACTTTCTGCAAGCCCTCGATGTTTGTCTTGTTGGTGCCGGCTTTGTCTTTCGCCAGGTCACCTTGCGCTTTTGAGTACTCCTGCGCCTGTTTCCCGAGCCCGGCTTTGTACAGAGAATTTACGTTCTGTTCGGCGTCCTTCCCGAACTGCCGGTAAACGTCCTTGAGTTGGTTCTGCTCTTGCACACCGCGCTCGTACTCCTGCATTTTCATCTGCCCCATGCGCTGGGCAAGCTCGTTCTGGTCAAACTGCGCCTTTTGGGCGTACATCTCCTGAGGGGAGATTGTGCGGGGGCGCTGGACGCCAAGGATGATGTTGGGGTTGAGGGTCGCCATCGGTTAGCCTCCAGATCCGGCGTTGCTGTACAAATAGCTGTTCATGCCGGCGCCGTAGTCTCGATTGCCGGTGTTGTTCCATTGAGCATTTGCCGGCTTGCTCATCAACTGGTTCCAGCGGTAAGCATCGGTAGCATCAGCAATGCCGCCGCTCAAAGCGTTCGCACCGCCGACGATCCCGGCCGACTGAGCGTTACCGGCGGCAAGCTGGTTGCCTGCAATGGAGTTGCCTGTGGCAATCCCCGCCGCACCGACTCCAGCCGCTGCGCTTTGGCCCTGCCGGGAAACGCCAGACAGGAAGTCGTAAGTCTGAGCTTTGCCGGCCATGTTGCGGCTGTACAGGTTGTTTTGCTCGTTCAAATTGCGGTTGTAAGCGTCGCCGGTATAGGTGTTGGCCGTCTGAGCGCCGAAGCGCGTCAGGGCCTTGAGAGCCGCGCCAGAGCCATAGCCGCCGCTGCTGGCTGCGCGGGTGTTGATTTGGTTCAGCCCAGTGTCCAGCGCGGTTTTGAAGGTGTTCTGGAAGACAAGATCGTTATTCAGATCCTGCTGCGTGAACTGCTTGTAAGCGGGAGCCGGGGCGAGCAGTGAACCATAGTTAGGGTTACTGGATGCCTGCGCCTGAGCCGCCGCCATGCGCGCATCAATTGCGGCGTTAAGACCAGCTTCGTCAACGACAGATTGCCCGCCAGCCTGCCAGCCTTGAGGCACAGAATAAGCCTGGCGGTCGTTGGTGTCGTAGTAGTATTCACGCCCGGTCGTGCCGCCGTAATTCGCTTGCGTCTGGTCATCACCAGCCATAGCCAGTTGCCGGTCTGCCGGATTGCCGCCAGCACCTGTTTTTGTGAATTGGCCAAGCAGCTCGTTGCGGATCTGATCGCGGCTCAGCCCACCGCCGCCACTTCCACCGCCCAGCCCCAAGCGCATCAGCAGCTCGTTTTGAGCCAAGCCGCCGCCAGTTGTCCACGGCGCCAGGTCTTGCCGCTGTTGCAGGCGTGCGGCCTCCTGAGTGGCGCTGGCCTCTCGCGCTGCTGCGCTCTGGGTGTCTGCTGCCTCACCCGCTGCATCGCCTGCCAGTGCGCCGCTAATCAAAGGCGCCGCAATTGCTGCAATCCATGCCATATCAGTTCTCCTCAATCAGTTCGTGATCGACCTTTTCAGGGTCTGTTTCGTCAGTGGCATGGATGCAGAACCAGACAACGTCTGTCAGCGATTCCACTTTGTGCAACTTCCCGGCGGGTATGGTCAGCACCACGGGGGCGTTCGGGGTTGCGGTGTGCTTGCTGGTGACGCCGTCAACAGAGACAATCACCGCTCCACTCGTAAGCAGCGAGAGGTGGTCATGCGCGTGCTTGTGCTGACTCAAAATTAGCCCGGCGGGGATCATGGTTTGCTTGGCGTAAACGCCGCCACCGAAGTGGTGAACAATCCCAATGTTTTCCATACCATCACTCATACACTTGCCCCCGCGCCGTTGTATTTATTGCTTTTTGATCTGTTTGCTTGAGGCGAGAGCAGCTGCAAGTTTTGATGAACATGCAGCCCGCATACCGTCTTGCCCGCCAGCGGGATAATGTGATCAACTTCCATCCCGGCCGCTCTTGCGGACTCGTAGATTTCAGCAATGCGCGCAGCGTCTGCCCATGCGGGAAGTGCTTGCTTTTCTGTGGCCCGACGCCGCGCCGAGATCGCTGCCTTTGCGGCTTTGTTTGCGGAGTCCCACTTTTTCACATAGCCGCGCATTCGCTCTCGATTCGCAGCCTGCCAGTCGGCTAGGTAGGATCGCTTCCCACTAGCTGCGTATTTCTCTCTACTTACAGATTTCCGGCACTCGACGCAATATCCGGACAAGCTGCGAGGTCCGTTGTGCCCTTGCTTGCAAGGCGTCCCGCTCACATAAGTATTGAAGCCCGCGGTGCGCGCCTCCTCTATCAAGCGTGAAACCCTCTTCCGCTCCGTCTCTGTGTTGGCCACGCCGTGCAAGCGCCATTGCGAATAGTGCGTATTGCAAAGGCCTCTAGCCTGGCATTTTCTATCGCATGAAGGGACGGTGCAGAACTTCAAACCGAAACCCCCGCCGAGTTGTGCCAGACAATCACACCCCCAGTAATCGAGTAAACATAAACCGGGTATCCGAGCGTCATGTCCATGTACTGCCGCCCGATCCAAAGCCCAGAAGTCGGGCGCTCTGCGGTTGTTCCCGACTGCCTCAATGCGGAGACAAGCTGGTGCACCCAGTTGAACCACGTACCCCATGCCGGTGTTAAATTCCCTTGCGCGTCTTGCGTGCCTGATGTTGGGCGAACGACTGGATCAGCCACGGCGCCCCCATGCACCAATAAAGGTCACGTTGACGGGATCAGTTACGGTGAACTCAAAGGTCCACACGCCCGCATCAGCGCTTCGGCCCAGCCGACGGAATGTTGCGCGGCCTCGGTAAGCTCCACTTCTGCCAATGTCGGCCCAGCGCTCATTGCCCCAGGTCTTGCCGCCGTCTTTGCTGATGCGCATCATCAGTTGAGGGTTTGCGCCCTGCCCTGTCGATGTGCCAACGCCCATTTGCATATCAATCCACACTTCGGCAAAGCGGGAGATATTCCCGGTCATCAAGTGACGTCCGATGAACTTGCGGGTGATGGTCGCGCCGTTGTCGGTCAGTGCGTCAGGGTCGAACAGGTAGGTGCTGCCTGTCTCGTAGTCGGTGACATAGCTGCGGTTTTGGTGGTTAACCTGAAGCTCTGCGCGGTGCCGGCCACCGCTTGATTCGGCTTTAGGCCAGTCGCCAGTCCGACCGTCGTAGCGCCATGACCTGTTCTCTGCCGTGAAGTTGATCTGCCAGAAGCTGTGCCCCTTGTCGCGGAAGGAAAAGCCCGTTGCACTTTCCAGGCCCGCGTAAGAAGCAAAAAGCGTCTCAATGTCTGGGTTGGAAACCACTTGCAGCGAGTAGCCGCTAAGAGTGCAAACTTGCACGCCACCAAGCCGGTTTTTGCTCAGGAAAATAAGGGATTGGTCGAACTTGTCCAGCGAACTGAAAGACGCCAACCCGAACTCGATTGCGGCGGCGCCTATCGGCCCAAAAGCGGCATCATCGGAGTTGGTAGGGCCTGCAAAGCCTGTCGTGAATTCACCGAACAGCACAAGCTGCCCGTTATCGGCCACCACGCGCACCAGGTTGTCCGGGTTGCTTTCCTCGGTGGCAAAATCCAGGGCGTCCCAGCTCAGCCCGTCATTGATCGCGGACCATTGATATTGCCCAGTCCCGGCGGATGTGACGACAAACCGCAGCTTGAGGAACGTGACGGAGGTAGGATTCGCTGGGAACCCCACATCGGTAATCTGCACAAACGCATCGGTAGCAAACGTCAGGATGTAGCCGGCCGTGCCGTCCACAATCATCAGCTGCGTACCGTTGTCAACCATGTCAACGATGCCGCCAGAGGTCAGCAGCGTGCCCAAGCTGGTTTGCGTGCCGTCGTTGGCCTCTTTCCATAGCTTGTCGCGGTTGACGTAGTACTTGAAGTCGCCATGACTCCATGCGCCACGGCAGGGGTTGGCCCCGTAATTGCTCTGCGCGGTCAGGCCGGGCATGCAATACATGGTGATCTTCCCGCCGCGCTCGCCATCGGGCGATATCTCGCTGTACAGGTTGACGCGCTCCTGATCCGTTACAGACGGCGAGCGGCTTTTGTTGCTCAGGCCGAATAGCGGGATCGGTTCGAGATTCACAGTCCGCCAGCCTGCAAACGAACGGCGATTTCCGCCAGGATGTCTTCTACGTTGTCGCCAGTGAAGTACCCGCCGGAGTCGGAGACAAGCACGTTCGCGGCCTGCATGGTCGGGATAACCCCAGGGAACAGGCATCCGTCATAGCAAAGGCAACAGTTGTAGCTCCAGGCGCACGGATAAGGCGACTCGATGTAGCCATAAGCCACAGTCGTGGTTACGCCTGCGATGTCCACAGCGATGCGGTAAGGCGTCCGGCCCAGACCGCAAGTGATGGTGAATTGCGAGCCGATTGGGAAGTACCCACCGCCGCCCGTAGATAGCTGCGGATTTGTCACCACCAAAGGCGCGATGTCGCCGTCCACCGCGTACACGACTAGATTCAGCGTCATGTCGTCGCCAGGCGGGAACACGAGGTTCCGCTCAAGCGAGCCATTAAGAGCGACGTTGATGTCCATTAGAAGTATTCCGCCTGGGTGACGCCGACTGACGGCAGATTGACGGCTTCCTGAATCTGGCTCAAGCCCATCAGCCACAGCTCAGGTCGTGACTTCTGCTCGAACTCAGGCAACAACAGAAAGGCGGTCATCATCACGTAGGGTTCCTCGGCATAGTCGGGGATGGTGGTGATGGTCCAGCGGAGCAGCTTCTTGACCTTGAGGGCAACGTGAGCAGCGCGGAGCTTTTCAAGTGCCAGCTCAAGATCAGGCGCGCTTGCTGCCTCTTCGGCCCCGAGGTTTGACGACTTTCGCAGGGCTCGAATCGCCAGATCCGTCTGTGTTGCCATGTTCTTGCTCCTGCTCGGCCATCTTCAAGCCGGAATCGATGACTGCTGCGAATTCGCCCTTGACCTGCGCGTCTTCGATCAGGTCGGCCTTCTCGGCCTTGACCTCGAAGTGAGCGTGGTTGCTCAGCTTCTTGATGGTGTTTTTGTCTGTGACGTTGACGTACTCGCCCAAGGGAAAGTAGTCGCTGTACATGCGTAGGCCGTCGTGACGTTCGCCAGGAACGCCGATGAATTTGATCTTCATGGGAAAGGCGGGCGAGGTTTCCCCCGCCCGGTCCGTTTAGGCGTTCAGTGGCGTGAAGGTCACGATGATGCTGATGCGGTAAGTCGTGGTGCCCGTGGTGGGGGCGGCCTTGACCAGCACATCAATCGTGTCGTTCGTGGTCAAAACCAGCGGGTGAGCCGTCGCAGCGCTTGCACGCACGACTCCGCCGGTTTGACCAATCGTGGAAGCTGCGACAAAGTAGTCGGGATCCACGCCGTAGCCCACGTCCAGCGTGATGCCGGTCGAAGTGTCGAGGTCATCGACAACCACCATCACGTCGGTGATGACAGAGCCGGCCTGGATCATTGGCGACTGGATCAGGTCGTTGATGACCAGGGCCGCGCCAGCGGTTACCGTGTACGTGGCAGCGACAACCTTTGCAGATTGGCCGTCGCCCACACCCGGCATTGCCAGCAGTGCTGCGCTGGAGACTTTGGTAGCGTTGAAAGTAGTAGCCATTTCTTTGCTCCTTATGCGTCAGCGACGGCAGCGTTGAACATCGTGAAGACGCCGTTCTGCACCAGGTCGGCCGTGTCGGTCGTACCCTTGCCGAACATCAGCTTCTCGATGCCACGGATTTCCTGAACGCCAACGCCGTGGCGGAAACCGTAGTCCCGCACGTCAGTGGTCGATTTCAGGCGGCGAGCCCAGGCAGCGCCCAGAGCTTGCGCACCAACCAGGAAGTTGAAGCCCACATCGATGCCGCCGGCGCCTTGACCAACCAGAATGCCGCCGGTCTGGCCAACAGTGGTTGCATCGGCAGTCAGTGGCAGGCCCATTTCGGGGATTTCGCGCACGATCACGCCATCCCACACCAGCTCGCCACCGGTAAACAGCGGGTTGGTGTCCACGTTGCGCTCGCGTGCATCGCGGTTGGCCTGTGTGATCACAGGGTCAAGCGAGAAGTCGCGGAACGAACGGGGGTTGGCGAACAGCACAAACCACTCCTGATCGCCCTTGCGAGTGCGCATCGGCTTGATGCGTGGGCGTGCGGCCTGAGCTTGGCGCTTGGCCAAAGACAGGGTTGCGGCGCTCAGCTTGTCGGCCGTGTTGTCCAGGGTCAGAAGGCCGGTGGCGACGACGTTGGAAACGCCGTTTGCGACGGCGGCGCCGAACAGGACGCGGTCAGCATTGTCAACCAGCCATGCGTTGCGCTCGGCAGCGGTTGCGACGTCCCAGCCGACCATGACGCCGGCTGCGTTGGGAACGGACTTCAGCGCCGAGATGATGTCTTCCCGGTACTTTTCCATGGCCCAGTTGCGCAGGCCCGGACGTGCAGCCATACGCAGATCGATCGCCGATTTCTGCTCGTCCCATTCCGTCATGACAACGGCGTTGCGCAGCGGCGCGACGCGGACAGCCATGGAGCGCGAGTCAAGCTCGGCTTCATTGCCTTCCAGGACCGTGTTGCCGGTGACGCCGCCGCCGAGTGCGCGAACGGCTGCGAAGGTAACCCTGTCGCCCGGCTTGCGGGTCAGGTCTTCCTTCATGTGGATGATGGCGTTTTCGTCGGTGCCTTGGTACACCTTGAAGCGGTTTTCCCTCACGCACTCCGTGAAGAACTGGTCGTCCCATTGCTGGGGAGTAAGCCCGGAACGGGCTGTGGTTTCTGCCATGTTGTGGCTCCTTAAGTGTTAACTACTTGGTCAAACGGGGTTGGCCCGGTGAACGACGGCGCAGAACGCGCAGCACTCGACCGGGCTCCAGCCAGCGATGCAGGCAGGGGCGTTTTGGAGGCGGCAGGGGTTGTGGAGGTGTGGCCCAGTTCGGCCATCACTTTTTCGCGGATTTCGGCTTCCAGCTTCGAGCGGTAAGCAGTCGGGTCATCGCCCATCTCTTGGGCCAACAGCATCCGGGCGCCTTCGCGATAAGCGAATTCCCACGGGTGTCTGTCGGCTTGCATCTGGGCGTACAGCGCTGGGTTTTTCTCCATCGCCGTTTTGAACACTTCGATCTTTTCGTCAATGTCCGCATGCGCTTGGCGTGCGATCATTTCGGAAGTGTTGAAGCGCTCGTTCAGGATTCGCTCCTGCATGACCTCGAAAGGGTTGCGCTCTTGCTGCTGTTCGCCTTGGGGTTGCTGACGTTGCTCAAGCTGACGCCTGACCTCTGCTAATTCACCCTCGTAGCGAGCCGCCTTTTCCTTCCAGTCCTGTCGCCCCTTGCGCTCTGCTTCCAGTGCAGCCAGGGGAACATGCCTTTCCTCGGTGTTTTGCGATGTCGTCTCGCTTTGACCTTCCCCGCCTTCACCGTCGCCGGTTTGTTGGGCTTGGTCTTCGACCTGCTGGCTTTCCTCGCGGGGTTGGCCAGTCAACACGTCTAGATCGCTCATGCTTTTTCCTTCAACGCCCGTAATGCCCGGCGGCAGCAAACGCCCGAAACCTCGGCGGCAGGGCCAAAAAAAAAGCCGCCCGGTTTAAGGGGCGGCTGTAGTTCGGCGGGTAACTTGTCTATGCGGAAACGGACTCACTCGGCTGCGGGTTCATTGCCCCGCTCACCATCAATGCGGTTTCAACTTCTGTCTGCTCGGTATTGGCTTGGACCAACTCGATGTCGGCCATCTTTCGCACCTCATCCAGCGGATGCGTCTGCTCGGGCTGATCGCCAGGCTTGGTCACGGCCATGCGCTTTGTCTGGCTGTCTGCTTCTTTCAGGTCCAGCTCGCGGTTTTTGAGTGCAAATTCCTGCTCGCGGTTGGCCAGGGCTTGCTCCAGCTTCTGGTTCTCTTGCGCAGCCTCTTGCAGCGCGGCCTTCATTTCCTCAATCTGCTGCTGCACTTCTGGCGGAATCTGCTTGCCCTGCTCCATTTCGTCAAGGATCGCGTCCTTGTTGCGCAGGTTCGATGCTTGGATGATTGCCTTCGGAGGGATGCCGATTCCGGCCTGAGCGAGTGAGCTAAGCACTTCAAACTGTTCGCTTTGTAGGGTGGAAATATCCGGCCCCTCTTCAATCACAATGTCCACGTCAAGGCCCGAAACGTCGTTCTCGACTTCCACAACCTCTTGCAAGCGCGGATCGTCCGGACTTTGGATGCCCAGCTGCATTGCCATCTGCTGCTGCTCTTGTGGCGGCAACTGGCTCAGCTTTTCACCCAGCGTGACCTTCTTGTTCAGGCCGACCCATTTCAGGTTGCGCTCATCGTCAGTCACCCGGACCCACTTTTCCTCGGTCCAGAACTGCTTGATCCGCATCCATGTGGCTTCGTACACGTCGCGGCTGAATTGCTTCAGGTCATCAAGGCCGGGCTCTAGCTCGACGGCGCCGCCCTGCTGCTGAGCCTGGATGGCCTTGCCGGACTGCCCATCGGTCCCCTTGCCTGCAAGCGCCTGGGCCGGGCCGCTGGCCTGCATCTCCATGGTGGCCTGCTGCATCAGGGCAATTTGCCCTTGTGCCATGTCGCCAGTTGGCAGCACGCCGAAGTTCTCGCCAAACTTCATGCCGCCGTTCATTTCGACGTGACCGTCTGGCTTGGCAAGCTCGATCTTTGCCTTTTGAGTATCCAGCAGCGCTTCTTTGCTGCCGAACGTCTGGCGCACGCTCATCAGGTGCAAGGCCTTGCTGCGGCGCTTGTTGATTTCGTCTTGCAGGCTGATCTGGCTGCGCACATCGCCGTAGCGGTTGTTCTCGCGGTCAACATACGCCGAACGCATGATGAGGCTTGAGCAGGAGTTGCCATCCTTGTCCAGATACGGCGAAACCTGCGGGTCAACCAGAAAGCCGCCCTTAGTGAAGGTGGCGACCATCCAGTCGTCACCCCACTTGTAGTGAATTTGCACGATCCGTACGCGTTTGCGCCGGCTGTCGCACCAGATTTGGTTGCGCGGGCGGTCGTCAAAGGTCTGGCTCATGGCGCCAGTGGTCGATGTCGTGTTCTCGATGGCGTCTTTGCGCTCTGGGTACTGCTGCATTGCAGCCTTGGCGTCCTCCCAAATCACGATGCCTTTGTAGGTCGCGTCCTTGAAGTCCTTTTCTGAGCTGTGCGGGTCCCAGAACAAGCGATCCCAGGCCACCTTGCGGTAAACCACCTTGGAATCGTCGTTGCGGGTGCGCTCAACGATCACGTCAATGCCGCCGGTTCCTTCAATCAGCAGGTTCTCGTAAACATCGGAACGCTTTTCGTCATAGTCGTTCTGATCGCCGACGAATCGCAGCGCATCAGTTGCGGCTTCGGCGCCCTGTTCTTCCTCCGGGGTGCGCGGGAATGCTTTCGGGTCGCTGCGCATGCGGCGCTCAAAGCCGCGCAGGTATTCGACCTTGCGCTTGATGTAATTGATCGTCAGGGCTGGCTGTTTGCGCTTGCGCAAGATGGCCAGCTCTTCGGGCGTCCACTGATCGTTGTCGTAATAGTCCCGGTCGCGCTCGGCCAGGATGCGAGATTCACGGCAAGCCTCTTCCGATTCCTCGAAATAGCCGACGCACGCTCGCAATTGGTCGTCCAGATCACCCATGGTGGGCGCGGCGCCCTCTGCAGGGTTGATGATGCTGGATTCAATTGCCATTTATGCGGTCTTCCAATCGTCGGTTTCTGGGTCTTCAAACTTGTCATACCAGCGGTCTTGGTACGGCTTCTTGTCGTCTTTCGCCGGGACAATGGCCGGGTGGGCGTCGCATATGGCCCTGCCAATCACGCTCGCTGCGTCTACTTCGTCATCGTTTGCGCCGGCCGGAAACTTGAGGTACTGGTTGATGACGTCATCGCCCTCAGGACCTTCAGGAATCCACACTCGCCCACTGGCCGCCATGCCTTGGAAGGGCTGGGCCTTGGTTGGCTTGTCGCTTCCATGCGGAGACAAGGGTTCAATGCGCACATGGTTGCCCTGCTGGCGCATTTGCAGCTTCATGAAGGGCTCTGCGGCCTTCCAGTTGTTGTCAGCCTCGGGGAACCAGGCGAACGGCTTGTATTTCTTAATCAACCCAGTGATCGGTGGGCCGCCATCTGCCGGCTTGTCGTTTCCAATCACCTTGTCAGCCAGCACGTCCAGCGTGCATTGCTGGCGAAAACCGTCCAGCATCCAAAGATCGCCCTTGGAGTCAACACCCCAAACTCGGGCGCAGTTGTAATCGTTGTGGTCCTGCCCGCCTGGCGCGTGGTCGGTCGTCAGGTACTTGTTCAGGTGCTTCGGCTCCTGATTCTTGCGATACCTGCGGAACCAATCCCTCTGAAAGAACGTGCCGGTTTCAGGGGCGGGCTTTTGTTGATAGAGGCTCGTCCATGTACGGCGCTTAATCATGAATGGGCGCCAATGGTCCATGGGGTCGCCGGTCATCCGCCCAAACCACTCAGGCCACAGACTTTCTCCCAGCTTTCTGCCCAAAGGATCGTCCGCACGGTCGGCGATGGCAGGAAGGCAAATCACCTTCCACCTTCGTCCGTCACGCCCGTCAAACATGCCCGATTCGCCATCCCAGCCAATAGGCAGGATTCGCCCCGCGACATCATCCTCATGCCACCTAGTCATGATCTGCACTTGTGGCGAGCCAGGAATCAGCCGCGAGCAGAAATCATCAATGTAGGCGTCCCACGTCTTATTGCGGATCGTCTCGCTCTCAGCTTCTGCTCTGCCCTTGAATGGGTCATCCAGCACACCTAGCGCGCCACGGTTGCCCGTTAGACCCGACAGCAAGCCGCCAGCCATAAACTCGCTACCATTGGTCAACGTCCACTGATGCGCCGCCTTCTGGTCGTGCATCAAGCCAAGCCCCATCAGGTTGCCAAAGGACTTGGAATTGATCAATTGCCGAGCCCTGCGGCCCTGCTTTTCCGCAATCTCACTGGCATAACTCGCCAGAATCACGTTTCGCCGATTCTTGCGGCTCATGAACCACGGCACAAACACCACGTCGCTGTAGGTGGATTTAGCCGACCCTGGCGGCATCAACACCATTAGGTTCGGTATCGACCCGTTCTCAATCCCCTGCAAGTCGTCGCAGAGCAACTTATGGTGCGCCGCCAGCTTGGACAGCTTCATCACGCCAAAAGCGTCTTCGTCGGCCTCATCCGTCAGCGGAACGGTGGGTATGTCCACCATGCACGCAAAATCAGCGAGCGATCGCTTTGCTAGCTCCCGCCTCGCGGCGATGACATCAGCCGCCGTTAAGCGGGATGCTACTGATTGCACGTAGTTGCTCGGTCGTCAGTCCTGACAAGTTCATCTTGGACTCAATCGCTCCACCATCCGGCCCAGAATGCTCGATGGCCTTCACTTCGCGCCACTGAGCAGCACGCCGGTTTTTCAGCCAAAAGATGGCTGCCGTGGTGTCTGGCGGGTAAAACTTCCTGATCGGGGTCTGGATCACCTCATTGGCAATCACCCGAATATCCACCTCGTCATGCTCATAGCCATTGGCACGAGCAAACAGACTGCGCTCAACCCGGTCATCCGCTTCATCCTTGCCGGCCTTTAGGGCCTGACAAAACTCTTTGTTCTCCGCTTTCCACCGGTACAGCGTCCGCACCTCGACCTCGAAAAAGTCAGCCAACTCAATGTCAGTTGCTCCTAACTTGCACAGCTTCTCAGCTTGAGCGACAAACTCTTTCTTGAACTTTGATGGACGAGCCATGATTGATTTCTGGTGTCTGATGCGGCGGCCATCACGAATACGCCCGAAGGACCCCATCGGACTTAGCCTTTCAGCCTGGGGATTGCCGTTCTCGCTCGACCCATCGCGGCGATGAGCGCTGTCGCCAGATAATCCAGGCGGTTTACCCGCCGCCTGCACGCGATAGGTCCTGCGTGATGTCTCGGGGCTCGAATAAAGAAAGCCCCCGGGCCGGTCAGCGCGGGGGCTAAGGCTCTTTGCGGGAGCCAAGGAGAAAAATTAACGGCCGTTGGCTTTGCTCACGGCAATGACGGCCTCGGCCTGACTGTTGTGGCACGCGACCGACTCATAGCAGGCGGTGTCGAACGTCTTCCAGAAGCCATTGCTCCAGCGAACTTCGTATTTCATGGGTTCTCCCAATTAGTTGCCCCAGACGCAGAACGATCCAGCTTGTCAATTAAGTGGCTCTGGCGGGTCTGGCTGGGGCGGAAACGAAAAAGCCCCGGCGCGTTGCTGCGTCGAGGCTTGGATTAAATTTGGTGAACTGCAAAGCGCGCTGGGAGTCGAACCCAATCCGGGCACCACAAGGTTTGCAGCCTTGCCCGGCCATGAAATCCACGCCGCGTATCTCTACGCATTCACCAAAACGGCTGCTGACTAGGCCACCAGGTTGGAGCCTGGAAATGACCAATCAGCATGCGTTTTGACAAATTTTGGAGGCACCTCTGCCTTCCTGCGCACCAATGTAAAGGAATATTCGGCATCCGTCAAAAGCAATGGTTTCACAGCATCCCAGCAGCCATCAGACGGCGGCACAGTTCATTGCGCGCCTCAAGCACAATCACCCTGCGCTCCTCCTTGTCGGCCGGCAGACGTGGGCTGAACCACACTTCGCGCCCGGTGTAGCAGTTGCGGGCCAGGATATAAATAGCCGCCTTGTGCGGGTCGCGCATTTCCGACACATGGAAGTCCACGGCCTTCATCTGCGCGGCGTTTACCGTGTCGTCGGCGATATCTGCCGTGCTGTCCCATCCTTTGGGGCTGACGGCGTTGCGGAACATCGGATCTGCGCCCGCAATCGGGACGGGGCTGTAATGCTTGCAGTGATGGTGCCAGCGGCTCAGAATGTCATCCAGAATCACGTTGGAGTCGTTTCGCATCATTTGTCCGTCCTTTTAGTTGTCAGTGCTGGGTGTAGAGGGCTGTCATCAGAGGGTGCGCGGCCGGCCTGGTTGGCTCGGGTCTTTGCGCCGTCCATGTGGTGTTTCGCCCCCGTCCGCTTGGAAACAATTGCTTTGTGTCGCGCCAGTACGCTAATGCGTTGCCGACCTGCAGGGCGTCAAACCCCGTAGCAGCCGTGATCGTTGCGCGCTTGGTGTTTGGGTTTGCCTCTACGTAAAGCAATACCTTTGCGCGGATTCCTTTGTTGTTCACCCCTGCTCTCCCGGCATTGGGAATTTCTGGCGGATGGCGGTGGCACAATATTCAGCACCTCGGGTAGACCCATAAGCGACCGTATCCGGAGTCTCGTCCTCGGAACCGCTACGTAAATCACACTCAGCCGCGCATTCCTCGGCTATCAGGGCGGCAAATTTGCATATTTCGTCCTCGCTGTAGCCGTAGTCCGTTGTCCATGGCGGTAGGTGTGGGTCGGTCAACCCCGCCTCTTTCGCCAGTCGTTCGATGTCTGGGTTCATTTCAGTCCTTTCTTTTCATTTGGCCGCGTGTTCTAAGCTGCAGGGTGCAGGCTCGGGCATCCGGACCATCTGCGAGTGCCCCCGGCTTAAATTCAAAACTGCTGCATCGTGCGAACATTGCGGGTCATTGCAAACAATGCGGGCAGATTTGCCATCCTCAGACACCAAAGCGCCAAATCCGGCCTCATGCCCGCCGAACTCCCGCTTGCAGACCGGGCACGGCAGCCAGAAGTACCCAAACAACCATGCATGAATTCGATTCAGTGTTCTCATCCCACTCTCCCAAGTTAATCAGGCGTAGTGCCTGGGGTAAAAAGATTCAATTCCATTTGGTCCCGTGCGCTAGCTGCCGCGTGCACGGGCGTCCGCCCCGTCAGTCACTCAGGGCGCCGATGGTTAACATGCCGCCGATCACCGCGCCAAACAACGTTGACGCGATTGCGGCCAAGTGCAGAGCAACGGTCCCCTCCGGCAGGAGCGTGATTACCACAGCGCCCACCCACAGCGATGACAGGGCCACAATCAGCCCGACGACGACTCTTTGCCGCTTGCTCATTTCGCGTCCTTCCCCAGTTGCAAGAACGGCATCGGTGCGCCTGCGTACATATTCACAGGCAGCGCGCCGTTCCACTTCCCGGCCTTCACCATCTCCACTTCAATGCGGCGAAGTTCCAGCACATCCTTGGACTGCGACAGAGCTGTGTTCTGGATTCGCAGGGCCTGTGCTTCGGCCTCGGCTTTTTTCAGCACCGAATACGCCTGCCCATCAGCAACCGCTTGCACAGCCTTGGCCTCAGCCTCGGCGACGGCGACCTTTTCCTTTTGCTGGGCGGTGACGGTCAGGACCTTCTTTTCAGCCGCTTGCAAGAGCTGGTCCTGATTGGTCTTTTCGTTGATCGCGGCCATGTACGCCGGATTGAATGAAAAGTTGGTCATGTCCACATTGATGATTTGCGCGCCGTACTGGGCGACACGGACACGCAGCAGCGCGAGAATGTCAGCCGCCACCTGCGGGCGCTGGGCGATCAGGTTGGGCGCGGTGTACTTGGCTGTAACGGCCTTGAACGTGTCCATGCTGGCCGTCGAGATGTACGAATCCAGATTTCCGTCCTTGCTGTACTGCTCGAACACCTACGCAACTTTGGCAGGCACCACGGAGTAGCGAACGACAAGGCTGGTCTTCACCGGCTGCTGGTCAGAGGTCGCGCCGTCAGCATCCTTGATAGCGGCTTCTTCGGCGCGGACGTTGAAAATGCTCAGCTTTTCCCACGGCAGCAAGAGCATGAAGCCCTCGTTTTGAATGCCGCTGATCTTCCCGCCCACGGTAACCACGCCGCGATGCCCGGTCGGGACGGTTCGCACCGGCCAGAAAGCCACCGCCAGCACCAGCACAAACGCCATCAGCAGCCCTTCGCCGACTGCCTTGGGGATATTGATTTCCCCGTCTTTCACGTATCGGTTGAACATTTTTCTCTCCAGTTGTCGCGCCCAAAGCGGGGGCCGCTCCGCATCGGTTAATGCGTTTTCAGGAAATCCAGGTACGGGCGGCGGATCGCCTGATGGAAGTAGTTGGCAGCCGCCTCGTCGTGGTCCAAATCCGCTCGACTCCCGACGCCGCAAATACTCCGGGCCCACTTGGCGGCTTCTTTTTCGTTGGCCACGCGCTCTGCGGAGACAGTCGCAATCCACAGCCAAAACTTCGGGTCAGCGCAAAATGTCCCGGCCATGCGCGCCAAGTCACCACCCTTGGGCTTGTCCACGGGCTGCTCGTCATCCCCAATCTCCACCAGCGCAGCCATGAACCTATGACCCGCCGTGTTGCCCTTGCGCACAGTCAGCGCACGGAATGCCTCAAGCTCATCCGGCGATGACAGCCAGAACGTGACCTTGCAGCCGCTTGTGTGTGATTCGGACCAGCCTGCAAGCTGGATTTCTCCGGTGAATGTCGGTGTCATGCGTATGTCTCCAATTCAGGTAAAGGCACCTTCGCAGGCCAGCGGCCAAGTGCGACAAGGGATTGCACAGTCTTGCAATGGCAGGCCTCCCAAAGCGCCTCCCGCTCATCCCGGCTCATGTGCGCTCCTTGGTCAAGGTCGGAGTGGCAGCAATGGCACAGGCTGGCGATGTAAATGTCCGACGCCTTGATGGACCGGCCTTTTCCGTGCTTTGCCTGGTTGGAATGCGCACCGCATACCGTGCCGTCATCCCGTCCGCAGTTCGTGCAGGGGATGGTCCGGGCGGCTTTCATCAGCGCGGGGCTGCGGATGTAGGTGAACTTCATCATTTGACGCATCCAATAGCCCGTAACGCAGCCTCCGGTCCGTCCACAATCGCCCACGGGTAGCCAGCCCAGCGCTTGAAGAACTTTTCCTGCGCCTTGGTCGGCTTCTGTGCGCTTTTGACCTTTGCGCCGTCCTTCACCTCAAGCAGCAGGAACTGACCGCGAATGCCGACAAGCAGATCCAACGGCTTGCCGACAACCTCAACCGTCGCGCCGGCCGCTTCCAGGGCACTGATTACCGCCGCCTGGTTGGCGTCAACACGCAGCGCGTACCTCATCCCGCCACCTTCGCCACGTAGTGGGGGCAATCACGCTCGAACGTCGGGCTAAACGATTCGTAGCGTGGAGCCTTTGCGCAGGCAGTGAAGCCTGGGGAGATTGGTACTCCTAGGCCGTGGTCGGGGCGCTGGTTTGCGCACTGGTTGCAGGTCATGAGCCCTCCGGATAGAAAAAGCGCATCGGCTCAAGGTTGTGCCCGGCGAGGAATTGATTGCTGGCCTTGTGGAAATACAGGCCAATATTTCCCTCCCACCCCTCGCCGTTGCGCTGCTTGTCCACAATCAGGAGCGTGTCCGGCTCCGTGATTGGCACAGCCTTGCCGTCCTGAATCTTTCGCTCTTTTTCCTTGTTCCTCCAAACCGCGATCACGTTGTCCGGCTGGTCGGTAATGGCCCCGGTGCCCTTGAAGTCGTATTTGGTTGGGCGGGCGTTTTCAGTTGTCGGCTTTTTGATGTGGTGGACAAGGTGAATGTGGATGTTGGAATCCCTTGCGATTGAGCAAAGCTCATCCACAAAAGCCTTCTGTCCGTTGAAGTCGTCTTCCCCGGCTACGCACTTTCCCAGGTTGTCCACAAAGAAATGTGAAACGCTTAGCTCTTTGGCTGCATACCGGGCTACGGCGCAAACCTGCCGCCATTGCACAGTTCCCTGCTGGTCGTAAAGCCAGATCTTGTCGTCTGTCCAGTCCCGGAACTGCTCGTATTCGTCAACCAGGATGCGGCGCGCCTCGGGGTTGGACAGCAGGAAGTCATCGCCCAGGCTCATGGAAGTCCACTGCCGGCCCATGCGCTCCATAGTCTTCATGGGCTTCATTTCAAAACTGGCAATGCACACCCGCTCGTTCTGCGCTGCCAATGAAAGCGCCACCTGTCCGGTAACAAGGCTTTTTCCGCTGCCGTTCGGACCACCCCACACCGTCACCTCACCGGGCCGGAACTGGATCAAGTCGCGGGTTTTTTCCCACGGCATGAAAACCCGTTTTTCCTTGTTTGGGGTGTTCATGCGGTCCAGCAGGGCCTGCACGTAGACCGACGCGGCTTTTACTTTTTGCTGGTGGTCGGTGACATGCTCGTACAGAGCAAAATCAATGTCATCGCTCGTAATCACTGGCATAGCGCCTCCAG